CCTATATAGTAGAAGGGTAACACCTTCCCTTTCGTTTTAATAACGAACATAACCTTCAAATAGTGGGGTGATTAGTTTGGCTGCAGTCAAAACAAAAAAGACAAAGGTTGTTAAACAACCAAAGAACAACGATAAAAAACTCAAAGGTGGAGTAACTGGAAAAGGTTGGGTTAAAGGACAATCAGGTAATCCTAAAGGCAGACCACCAAAAGAGTTTGCATTAAATGATCATATTAGAGAAATAGCTAATCAACCAGTTGGAAAGACTAAAAAGACTATGTTGGAGAATGTAGTAAACACAGTATATCAAGAAGCATTAAGTGGCAATATGACTGCTGTAAACTTCTTGGCAGATAGAATCTTGGGTAAACCAAGTCAAAGTATAGGAATCAAGGATATTTCAGAAGAACCCATTAAGGTATTTGATATAGATGGATTGGACGATTGATGCCACAAGAAAAGAAATCCTTAATGATAAGACAAGATACAAAATCTTATCATGTGGAAGAAGATGGGGAAAAAGTTATTTCTCAATTTTATTTTTATTGTCAAAACCTTTTAAAGAAAATGAAAGAAGATGGATCGTCTTTCCTACATATAGACAAGCTAAGATGGTATCTTGGAGTATCCTCAAAGACATTTTTGCAAAGAAAGAAGTCAGTATTAATGAAACTGAATTATCTATTACTCTTAATAATGGGGCAAAAATCGAACTCAAAGGAGCAGACAAACCTGATTCACTTCGTGGAGTATCAACCACGATGGTAGTCATGGACGAATATGCTTTTATGAAAGAGAATGTTTGGGGCGAGATTATACAGCCAACCTTAGCAGAAACCAAAGGAGCAGCACTATTTGTAGGAACTCCGAGTGGATTGAATCACTTTTACGATCTATTTGTTAAAGGGCAATCACAGAATAGTGATTATAAGTCTTGGCAGTTTACTACCTTAGAAGGTGGCTTTATTTCAGAACAAGAAATAGAGAATGCTAAAAAGAATTTAGATAAGAGAACTTTCCAACAAGAATATCTTGCAAGTTTTCTTACTGCTGCAAATAGAGCAGCATATAACTTTAGTAGAGATATACATTGTAGAGTAATGGAGAAATCTCCAAGAATGTTTTGGGGAATCGACTTTGGGGTAGCATCATATATGACTGCTATCCTAATGTGCGAGAATACTGCTGGAGAAGTTTATGTGTTTGATGAGATAGGATTACAGAACTCAAATACATTTGAACTTGCAAAGCTAATGCAAGTAAAAGGTAGAGGATTGCCAGTATATCCTGATCCAGCAGGTAAAGCAAGAACGAGTAATAGTACGAAATCAGATCACATGATATTACAAGAAGCTGGGTTTACAGTCATCAGTAAGAAAGCAAATCCAACTCAAAAGGATCGTTTGAATGCTTTGAATAAGATGTTAGAAGATGCTACAGGTAAACAAAAATTGTTTATCAATCCTAAGTGTAAGAACACTATTAGAGATTTAGAGTTATGTACATTAGAGAATGGGCAGATATTAAAGACAGAAACCTTATCACACTTCTTAGATGCGTTGTGTTATCCAGTTGATTACCGATATGGCTTCAAAGGACAAGCAAAGGCGATAGAATGGTAGAGTTTAGTTTAGGGTTTTGTTTAGGGGTTATAGTTAGCATGGTAAGTGCTATGGTATGGGGATACCGATTAAGTATAAAAGAAGATAAAGAAAACAAAGAACTCATTAGAGAGTTTACAGACAGATATATGGAAAATATGCAGTCTGATGAACAAAAATTTTATAAAAGGTATGAAACATGATAATTTATAATTTAACAGAAAAGATGTTGTATGATCTTCTGATGGATACGATAGAAGAAGGACACAATGCAGAAATGGAACAAAGAGAAAGACTTCTTGATTACTTTGAGGGGATTAACCTTGAACAAGACATTAAAGGATATTTTGATAGTGATAGTTTATCACAAATCCCACCAATGTATATTAATCTTGTAAGAAACATTATATCAAGGAGAGCATTAGTATATCAACAAGCACCTGTAAGATATAATGAAAAATATAACGATATTTTAGGCGACCTTGATTCGTTCATGAAACAATTTGAGCAACTGACTTACTTGTTAGGTACAGAAGCACTCTATACGCATTGGGACGATGTAAACAAGAAACTAAAATATAGACCAATCCATTTCTTTACACCATTCTTTAAACCAAATGAAGATGAACCTTTTGCTATTATGTATCAAGCAGAATCACATCTACAAGCACGAACAGAAGATGCACAGTATATGTTTTGGAGTAAAGATAGTGATGATATGGAAGGCAAACACTTTATGATTAGCAATAGAGGTAAGATTACTTCTATTGTTCCTGATGATAGAAATCCTTATGGAGATGTTTTACCATTTAACATAGCACATAGACACCCATTCACAAGAGATTTCTTTAGAGAAGGGGCAAGTGATCTTGTAGATGGTATGCGATCCATTAATATTATGCTTACAGAATTAGCTTTACATGGAAGATTTCAATTAGGACAACCAGTCTTTACAGGATTAGATACTGAACAACGAATCAACTTTGGGCAAGACAAAGCATTGGTATTACCTGAAGGTGCAAACTTTAATTATGCAACACCAAATGCCAATGTCCAAGCAATGATTGAATCGACCAAGTATATGGTAGATAGTATTGCACAATCCAACAATGTAAGAATTAACTGGACTGACAAGAGTGCAGAATCAGGACTATCTAAAAAGATGAGTCAATTAGATTTAATGGACGCACTACGAAGTGATACAGAACAAATCTACAGACCATTTGAGAAAGAACAATTTAGAATTGCTAAAAGAATATGTGAAGTATCAGGTGGTATCAATCTTGGGGATCAGTTCAGTATAGACTTTGCTGAAAGAGAAGTACCAATGAGTGCTGATGAAGAAATAGCATACTACACTTGGGCATTTGCAAATGATTTAGAAACAAGACAATCTTATTTAAGAAAGAAAAACCCTGACTTGCAAGAGGAAGAAATACAAGGGATAGTAGATAAAATAGATCAAGAACAACCTCAACAAGCAGATGAAACACAATCTATCATTGATAGAATAGGTGAACAAGTTGGCTAATTTAGATTTCTACAATAAAGAAATACAAAATATCCAACAACAGTTAATTGACAAATTGGATAACCTGGTAGCAGGATTAGGAACTCTATCTGATACTGAACTTATGCAGATTGCTAAACAGATTGACTTCTTTGATGAAATGGATAAGTTGGGGTATGGTAAGTTGATGAACAAAGTAGGAAAAACTTATGATGATGAGATAGCAAGGGTATTTGCAGAATTATCAAAACCTGAACTAAGAAAAGTATCAGTAGCAAGTATTGACACTTTGAGAGAACTTAAAAACTTTGAACTAACATATCTTACTGGACAAGCAAGACAATATTCAGACCAATTAAAGACTTCTATGTTAAGAGGTATAATCACAGGAGAAAGCAATATTCAGATTATGAATAATATAAATTCTACATTTGGTGTAGGAACTTTTATTAGTTCAAGTGAAACTTCTTTCTTGATTAACGATGCTTTTTCAAGATTTAGTAATGCTTCAAGAGCAAAGGCATACGAGGAGTTTCCTGAAATAAAGTTTCAATATATAGGACCAAGTGATGACAAAACAAGAGAAGTATGTCAAAGAGCATTACAAGAAGAACCTCTTACAAGAGAAGAAATCAATGCTTTAGGATATATTGATTTTAGTAATAGAGGTGGATACAACTGCAGACACGATTGGGTAAGAGTGTGAGGATAGATCAAGTAGTCAAACCTAATTCTAAAGTAATGACAAAGTTAGCACAAGATGCTATTGATAAAATTACTTTAGATGCAAGTAAAGGGAAGTTTCAAAATGGAAGAAGTGGATTTTCATACAAAAGCGATACTTATAAAAAATACAAAGCAAACAGCATGCAAGGAAGAAATGGTAAATTAAAAGCATTCAGAAACCAATCAACCGACACACAAACCTCTTTTGTCAATATGAGATTAACTGGTAGAACTTTAAGAGGTATGAGAGGATCAGGGAAAACTGATACTGCAATCATTACTTATGATAGAGGGGAAATAGTATTAGGCAATCAGAAAAGAGGATATGACATCTACGATTTGTCTAATAAGAATAAAGA